ATCCTAACCATCTGTTAGACTTTGTTCAACTCCACATGAAGGACTTATCTGGTAATATCGTTTTTGTTGCCAATGCCAAGTTAAAACGTGAACATGAAACCATCCCTGTTTTAAAACAACCAGGAGACAAAGAACTGTGGAAACAAGATTACAAAGTAAGAACCCTAGAACTCGAACGGGATAAACGGGATTTAAACGCATTAAGAGCCCGCACGGGTATTACTCCTGAACGATTAATCCAAGGCCAAGAATTACAACTTAAAATGGGCGGGAAATTACCGAAAATTGAGCGTACAGCCTCAGAATCCATGGAATACGATATATAAAAAAAATCCTTAACCAAGCCACTAAACTTTAGTTAAGGATAATATATGGTCTACTATGACCAAACAAATCTATAATACAAAGGTATGAAAACACAAGATAAAGAACAAATCGCCAAGGAAGTTATCCGATTAGCACAGTTAAGCAGTCAAAATCGTATTGCCAAACGTGCTGGAGTTTCCTCTGCAACAATTAGCCAAATCATTAACGGAAATTGGAAACTTATTAAAGATAGCATGTGGAAAAAGCTATCGGTTAAACTCCGAATAGATGATTCTTGGAGTAAAGTGGAAACTGGATTGTTTAAAAAGATGTACAAGTATGTGTATATGGCAAAAAAACAAAGTACAACCCTAGCCTTTAGCCATAGAGCTGGTACTGGAAAAACAACATTTTTTACATTTTTTAGAAATGAGTTTGAGGATGTTATTTATATAGAAGGAACTCGAACAATGGGTAAAAAGACCTTTTTAAAACGCCTTTTAAATAATGTTGGTCTTGAAGCTTATGGAACCACAGAAGAATTATACGATCAGTTTGTGGATCATGTAAGCGGATTGGATGAACCGATCATTATAAATGATCAGTTTGATAAGTTAAAAGATGGAACCTTTGATCTGTTTATGGATCTATATAATGATTTGTTTAACAGCTGTGGATTTATCCTCTCGGGCGTTCCAGCACTAGAAAAACGAATCCGTTTAGGTGTACAACGTAAAAAGATTGGTTACGAGGAAATTTGGAGCCGAATGAACCGCAAGTATATTGAACTTCCAGAGGTGGATATAGAGGATGTTCAGATGATTTTTCAAGCCAATGGAGTGGATGATGTAGAGGCGGTCCATGAAAGTTTTAATTGCTGTGATGGTGATTTGCGCCGAGTTCGTCAAGATGTGATTAAATACCATTTAAATAATAATTAAACGCTAATTAAACCCCACTATAAATTTTGCCATTAAAACGTGCTATATCTGTTAGTCAAATGAAAAGTATAAAGTTTGATATTATGCAATTTGAAGGTGATTTTCAAGCAGCCTTTGGTAAGCCCCAACTTGGAGGAACCTGGATTATCTGGGGGAACTCTAGTAACGGAAAAACCAGTCTGTGCCTTCAACTTGGTAAGTATATGACAAATTTTGGACGAGTAGCCTATAATTCATATGAAGAAGGGATATCGCTTAGTTTTCAGAATGCCTTGGATCTGTTTGATATGCATGAGGTTGAACGTTTGTTTTATATCCTTGATGGTGATTCAATTGACGAGCTAAGACTACGATTAAATGCCCGTAAGACCAGAAAGCCACGAATTGTATTTATGGATTCTGTGCAACACTCAAAACTAACAGTAGAACAATACAAGGCGCTTAAACGGGATTATCCAGATGTATTATTCATCTATATATCTCATGCCCGAGGGAAACTTCCTAAAGGTGAAGTCGCCGACTTTATACGATACGATGCCGATTTAAAAATACGTGTAGAAGGTTTTAGAGCCTTTGTTGATGGACGTATCAACGATTCTAAAGGCATGTATTTCGACATATTTCCTGAACGCTCAAAAATATACTACAATGAAGTATAAAACAGAAAGAACCTACCATCCAACCCTAACAAAGTTAATTGGATTACCCAATGATGAAGAATTTATCGATGGGATTAAATACGTGGAAAGCCACTACCAGCACCACAGAGCTGCATATCTATACTCAAGATCGTTTTGGTCTTGGTGGAAAGATCAGCAAGAAGCATTGGCACAGGTTGTCCTTTTACATTGTTATGTAAAACCTGGAGAAACCAAAGTCAATCCACTGGTTAAAGATGCACTCGTAGATGCTTATCTCCACTTTAAACTCAAATTTATTAATAAGCCTCCTTATCCAGGAGAAAAACTAAGACAACGAATCGTTAAAGATTATTTAGTAAACCCTAAAACACTAATCGCATGAAATATACACATCAAAAATCATCAGATAAGCTCTGGACTGACGAAAGCGGACAACAAATACCGTACAACCGCATAACAAAGAATGAACGTTTAAATGAGCGTTTAGCGGCTAAAATTGCAAAAGAAGCATTAAGCACACATCACAAACTGGTAGCATTTAATGAACTTATTACTGAATACAGCCATCAAGCGTATGATGCCTTTATGAAAAGTAAAGACATTCATAAAAAAAGGAAAGGTAATTTCTTATGGTTCAACTTTGATCGTAGCATCAAAATAGAGATTGACGTAAATAGTAAAATCGATTTTGATTCTTTAACTATTACTGCAGCTAAACATAAACTTGATGAATTCTTAGATCTAACGATTAAAACCGAAGAGGAATTTATGAAAGACATCATCATTGGAGCTTTTGAAACCAAACGATCTGGAGATTTAGATACCAAACAGGTAATGAAACTTACCAGTTACGAGGATCGAATTAAATCACCCTTATTCCATGAAGCCATGAAGCTTATCCGTTCGGCTATTCGTAGACCGACAAGCAAAACGTATCGCCGCGTTTCGATCAAAGATGAAAACGGTAAATATCAAACCATTGTACTTAACGCCTCAAGTTTATAAAGCCATATAGGTTAACCCTGTAATTCCGATTAAAAATGATAGTACGCAAACTCTTTCAAAGAATTTCATCAGCTTATAGTAAGTTCCGCCAACAAATTCGTGTTCAGCCGCATTATGCAAAATTTGCTTACGTATGGATTCCTCCAAATCGCTGTACATCTTGCGATGAGAAGCTAGAATCGTATATAGGACTGCTGTACCGCTCAGGATGGAGAATAGAAATCCTAGAAGGATTAAATCATACAACACCGTGCTGTGATCAGGTTTCTTCACTAAAGCAAACACTAGGGCGATCAATACTCCCGAAATGGTTACGGTGTGCTTTACAAGATCTGCCATAATAGGTAACTCCTGATTCTTCATTTTAACCAATGGCTCGAGTGCTTTTCTTTGATATTCATTCATTGTATACGGATTTTATTAGGCTCAAATATAATGATAAACTTTTCAAACAACCGAGGAATAAACATGGACAAACACCTAATTCCTCACATTCGGCAACGGTTCTTCGCTTAGGTTCGATTCCTGAGGCCGAAACGATCTAATAACCTTCTTAACACCAAATTCTATGCAATCAAATTCTAAACCTAATACAGACGTTCCTTTTTCACTTAGTCCAGATGAGGTTTTCACCCTCTTTTCAATAATGGAAAAGAGCTCTCCAGTAGGACGTTCTTGTGATGTACTGACCAATCCTAAGTTTGGTTATTCACGTAAAGAGCGCGATCTGATTAATAAATTTAATAGATCAAAATCCTACTTTGAAAACCAGTACTTAAATAAACCCTCTTAATAAATCAATACAATGTCAAATCTAAGCAAAGCACAACTTATACGAATTCACACGCTTTTAAAACAAGATGACCTGCTAGATGTAAAACCTGAGATTGTAAAGAATTATACAACTAAAGGAACGACAAGTACAAAGGATTTAACCTTTGATCAGGCTAATCGGTTAATCGTGAATTTAGGCGGTAAGCCATTTAAGGATCCAAACTCTGCTAAATATAAAAACGCAGGGTATTTAAGTCTTGATAATAATCAGCACAAACGAATATTGTCTTTACTGTTTCAGTTACAATGTACCAAATCTTCTGAAAAACGCCATGGTGAAGTTTCCCTTGTTGTAGACACTGAGCGATTTGGAAAGTGGGTGCTTAAATCTACTGCAGAAAAAAAACCGATTAAAGAGTTAACGCCAAAGCAAGTCTCCAAAGTGATTTATCAGTTAGAAATAATGCTCTATAAAAAACATACCTAATGGCATATAAAAAGAGGAATTATTACGAAAAGGTTTTGGAGGTACAACAAATCACGATAAGTCACCAAAAACTAGGCAAAACCAACACATATATTTTTAACACCTACATCAAAAATAAGTATTTCATTTCCAAACGCACCTTTGATGAATACTTAGGTATTCCTGCAGAATTTGAATTAAAAAAGATTGAAGAACATGAAAACACAAAAAACAACAGATCCAAAGGTTCAGGAAGTCCTGGACTATTTTAATAAAACTGTAGGATCTTCCTACAGTTACTCTAAGTCCTATACAAGTGGAATAAGTGCACGGTTAAAAGACGGCTTTAGCATTGATCAAATGAAAGAAGTTATAGAGATAAAAACTTTGGAATGGATAAACAATCCAGCCATGGCTCCACACTTAAATCCGATAACACTCTTTAGGCCATCAAAATTCCCAAAGTATATCCAACAAGTTCAATTCATTAAAAACAACCCTAAACAATACAAAGCATATTATGAAAAAATCAACAACCCCAACAAAGCAAGCACAAGTGCCTCAGACGCAGCAGCAGATGCTATTTCCGCGCTTAGAGCAATGGATGGAGATCCACTCGCATAAATCAGAAGAAATTCTCACACCAGAACAGGTGCAAAAAAAGGTGTTTCACTTTGTACGTATCGAGCGTAGTTTAAGCATTAAGGACACATTAAAGGCTCCAATTCTTAAGAAAGTATATAAAGCCTCACCATATCCGACTATTGCCGTGGTGATTGCTATTATTGGCCAGTATGCTTCACAGTTGAATATTAACAAAACATTAACTGCAGATCAAATGACTATTATGGCTACGGATCTGATTGAATATTTTGAATGTGACACACTTGAGGATATAGTCCTTCTGTTTAAATATGCGCGCCAAGGGAAATTCGACAGCAATTTTGACGCTAGATCCAAATTTGATATTAAAGTAGTGACCAAGTGGCTTCCTCAATATATGGATATAAAAGCCCAGGAACGAGAGCGGATGATTGCCGATCGTGAAGGTCGAGCGGCTAAAGAACGTGAAGAAGCTGCTAGAGATATGCATCCAGAGGCTAAAAAACGATTAGCCGAAATGCGTAAAGCTCGTAGTATGATTAAAGTTAAACGTAAAGGTAGTATACCTAATGGTTCCACTTTAAACGATTCTGATCTATATCTGGAACAACTTAAAGCCAATATAGGAAAGCTTACAAGCAAACAACTTACAGACCTTTTCAAAACATCCAAATTCACCAATAAAGAAGTTTTTGAAATCGTAGACCAGGAACGTAAAAAACGCAAAGAATATGTCAAAAAATAAAATCAAACTGCACAAACGAGTTGCCCTTACCATAGATACAATTAACAAGAAAATGGCTAAACAGAAGTTTGATGATAAGCTCAGTAAAGCCATCGCATTTGTTTCTGTTTTTAATAAGGCCTGTAAAAAGTATAATGTTAAACCTAAGTTCATTCTTACCATTACTGGATGGACGCTTAAACTACCTGAATAATGCCTAAAATAAACACCATTAACGACTACATGGAAAAGAGTATCCAACGGGCTAAACGAGAAACCATCCGTAAAGTACTTACACAACATTTGAATACTCAACCAGAGAAAAAACACTTTAAACGGTGTAGAGTCATCCAAGATCCTGAAAACGAAAGAAGCTTACTTATGTATAAAGGTACAGCTTTAGGATATTTAAAAGTACGACAAAAGGATATGTCGTTGAAAGTACAATTTACACCACTTAATGATGAACAATAAAGAAGATCCAAAGAATTTAGAAAATGTAGGTGTAGACTATGGTACTACAGCCTCACAAGCTATCCTAGCTTATTTTCTAGAATATAAAGAACCATGTAAAATTATTTACCTCAATGTTCCTGAAAGGTTGCTAAAACTGGATCCAACTTTTCACTATAGTTGTTGGCTTGTTGTAGATGAGTGGTTTGATTGTACCGCAGTTAAAAGAGTTAGTACTTATAGCTATAAAAGAGTAATAGAGTGGTGCAAGGCACATGATATATATTCTATGGATTTAAATCCAATGCAGCCTAGTGTTTTATTCTCCTTTAAATTGTAACAAACATGCTAAAAAACCAAACACCATATCTTAAAGATGTTATACTCTGGGCAAACAATTATTTACCAAAGTATGGAATACCACAGCAAGGAAATGGCTTTCATAAAGAACTTGTATTAGATATGGATTTACGTCAAGCTCGAGGAATAATGATTTCAAAAGTGATAAAGAAATATCTAAACCTGAGACATCAGCCAACCTTAGAACATTTAGAGTGTTGTCAAATCTTAAGATTAGAAAATAAAAAAAGAAGCCTGCTATTATACAATCGTTTTGCTCTTGGATATTTAGAGAGTAGAAAATTAGCCTCTGGATCTTTCGGCATTGAATTTACACCTTTTAAACCCCTGTAAATATTATGAGTAAAATTGAACAACTCATGAACGAATGTGAATCAAGGAATTTACATTGTTCCGTAACCTACCAACGAATGAATGATTATTCAGTTGAGATCTATACAGGATATAAGACAGATTATCAAAAGGTCTATTATACCGATGGACATCGTTCAATGAAAAGAGCTGCTAAAAAAGCACTAAAATTTTTGAGTAAGTATACAACCCGTACAGAATTCATACATAAACTAGGTCTTAGTAATAATGAATTCTTTAAAAAAATGTTCAAACATGAATGATAGTGATTTAGATAAAATTATCCTCGATTATTTCCACAAAACACCTATAGGTCATAGATCAAAAATGGAGATAACGTACTATGATTTGCTACAATGTGATTGTTTTATTGAAAAAGAAACTATGTATCAGACAACAATTGCATATTACCAGAGGGATGTATTAAGTATCAAGAAGATTAAAGCGTGGGCAAATACACATAATATAATGTGTGAAAATTTACCCAACACCAGTAAAATACTGTTTATGTATGAAAACCTAAAAACCAAACAAATAACAAGATGAAAGGAGAACAATTTGCAAAGATTTTCGAAACCGAAAATGGTCAGGTATTAGTGGCTAAAGATTATGATCATGATGATGATAAATATCAAGTGACATTTACCATGGTTATAAATGACCTATCAGTAGATGTAGCTATGGCTTCTAAGGCAAATACAAATGAGGAAGCTAAGGCAAAAAATCAAGAAATGTTTGATAGATGTGATTTAGGTATGGCAACAAAAGTATCTAACATGATTATTCAACAAGTAAGTAATTTAACCTAAATATTAAAATAAAATGGCAAAGTATAAAATAAAACAAAACGTAGTAGAAGCATTAAACTGGGATAAGTTTATCGAGTATGGAAAAGAGCAATGTGACCAATTAACAAATGGAATGCCATGGCATTTTAGTTATATAGGTAATCCTGTTACTCATGAAACTGACGAGCGTTATTATATTACATGTTCAGTTAACGGAGGTAATCACCACATGGAACCAAGAACAATGCTTGTTATGTATGACGATGGGTCGGTTAATACCCTTCCAGAGTTTCAATTCAATCAACTTTACGAATTAGATGTTCAGTCTAAGGAATCAGAAACTGAATTAGCAACTGAGCCGTATTTAGAATTTATGAGAGAATTTACAAATCATGATACATTCAAGAATAGTTTTTTCCATAAGTTTAAATATGATGAGGAAACATTTGATATTATCCATGCAAAAGTGAGGGTTCCTAAAGCCATTAATAATGTTGATATGATGCATATTTTTACGATAACGAATAAACATAAACTGGCTTTCGAGATTAAACGTAGTGGTTCTGGGTTAAGTCTTATTTTCAATTCTATTGAATTAGAGTAATCCTTTTTTAATTATCAACTACCAACCTGTGCATTTTTTACACAGGTTGGTTTAATTTAAACTTAACTATGGCTAAATACGTAAAAAAACACTTTGTAGATGCAATGCAATTTACGCATTCATTAAAGCATGAGGTATTACATTGGGCTCGTAAGATTCAACCTAATTTGGTTGCAGATCGGAATGAACATGGATATCCAATCATAAAAATACCATCAATATACCCAGATCATTATAACATTGTTAATATCGGTGATTATATAGTTGTAGAAACGGATTTTGTATCAGGTAAGAAAATATTACAAGTACTAGATGTAATTTCATTTAAACAGCAATATAATCCTGTAGAAGAAACGATAACAATAGCCCAACACATAAAGAAAGAACCATATATATATTCAGAACCAGCCAAAATAAATTTAAAGGCGAGGTATGGCTCATATTTAAAGTGTTCTAGGTGTAAGCGAAAAGTATATGATTTATCTCTAGTTAGTAATACATGTAATATGACCCAGCCTAATGGCGAACGCTGTAATGGCACAATAGACACCTTTTAAATTTAAAAAGCCCCAAATTATGGGGCTTTTTCCTGTTAAAAGCATATATAAAAGAGTCGTATATTTGCTTAAAAAAATATATGAGGCTTTTTCTATTAATCACAACATTTATTTTATTGGTTTCTTGTGGATCTTCAATCGACAAAAAGAACCTGGTTAATGAGTTTATTTTTTCGGATATCCCTACGTTAACTAAAAAGTATGGCGAACCTGAAAAGTATAGCTCTTCCACTTCATTAGATCACTCTTTAACCTGGAGGTTAAATAACGATGAAGATATAAAGGTTATGATGTTTTATAAAACATCCGCTTTCGAAAAACCTTATGTTGCCCGTTTCTTTAATATGGAAATGTCTTACTTATTCCAAGATGACCTTGGTTGGGATTCGGGAACTGGTAAATATAGTGAACTCGAAAGAGCTGTAAATGTTCATCATTTAAATGGAATAGAAGAGGCAAAATATAAAACCGAATTAAAGCTGCTTAATATTGTTTTAGATGCTCCTAATCCTCAAACTTTTGGAACCCTTAAATACTAGGTTAACCAAAAGCCTTTTTTAGACTGGTTCCTATTTCTAACTCTTCACCGGAGACGGTTGTATATTTTGAGGTTTCAGAGTCCGGGCATTCATTAATCCCATAAGAACATTCAAAGCCTAATAAATAAGTCGGTGTAATTAGATCTCCTTTGGCTATGGATTCCGTTGTCGGTTCCAATTTACCTGTTTTAACACTCTCTAAATCCTCCATCACTTCGGATACCAATTCTGAAAAGGTTAAAAATTTTAACGCTTTTTCTTTGTTTGGACTTCTATTACTCGAGTCATAAGGTTGCTCAAAACAACAATGCAACGTAATGGTTGCCGTCTTTTCTTTTTTGTCAATTTCAAAATCCATCAATACTGCAGGTAAAGGAATAATCTCCTCCTGCTCCCAGTTTAAATTTTGTTCCTGGTAAAAGTCAATGTACTTAACGGGGGTTATATCCTTAGTTCTAAATTTTGTTTTTACAGGTTCAGACTCCAGTTTATCAATAATGGCGTTGTATAGATCTTTCATAATTTAAATGCGGTTTAAAGCCTGTTTAAACTCCTTTTCAACAAGGCGTTCCAAGCGTCTTAATAATACCTCAGATTCTCCCATAAACTGACGCTGAGGTATAGTTGTATTCATTTTTCTTGTATGGGCTTTTACGGTTGTTTCTCCTGTGCGTACACGTCCTTTTAAGGTGCGTTTTTTTCGGGTTCGTATATTATAGGTTGCCCGTTCTCGGGTAATAGCTCTAGAGTGTTCTTTGACCTTTACCTCCTGATTAAGCTCGCCACCTTCATTATGTATCCTGGCATAAAGCACATCGGTTCCTATTAATATATGTTCACTGGATACCGATATTTTACGAATCGACCGTTTTAAACGTCCGGTCTTTGTCATTAAAGACCCTCGGGTTTTACGTTGGCGTTTTGTCCAGGGTTCCCGTTTAGTTCCCACCCAGTTTTTACGTACAAAACGTTCTTTGGTGAAATTAACAGCAACTACCCCCATTTTAGGAGGTAGTCGCTTTAATGATTTTTCTAACTGTTTTAGTCGTTTGCTATAATCATCCATATCTTAAGTGGTTCTAAGATTAGCAATCATACGTTGGAATACTTCGGTCATTTGTTCCTCGAGCTGATCAATAACAGATCCCTCTGATGAGGATACCTGGTTAATGGTATCTATTTTTACAGCGGATTCAATATTAAACACCACATGTTGTCCTCCTCCGGAACCTCCAGAGGCGACGTTTGCGATTTGAGATCCTACACCTGAACCTGATCCAGATCCTTCATCGGTAGAACCATCACTGCCAGCAGTTGCAAATTTACCTAGATCGCCTTCCTCGTCTTTTTTAGCTTTGGCTTTAGATCGGTTTAAGGAGGCGTTAAATTCATCTGCCGCAACTTTACCATAGGTTTTATAATGTTTAATGGCTGAGGTTAATGGTACTGCAGACGTGGATCCACTAATCACATCTTTAACCCCAGATTTCATTTGCTCGAGTCCTTCTTTAGCGCCAACAAAATCCCAACTGACCACAGCTTTAATAAGTTTAAACGCACCCGATACCGTTGCAACCATTCCGCTTACCGTTTTCTTTATGCCTTCCCACATATTTTTAAAGAAGGCTTTAATAACCGCCCAGGAGGCATCAACAACTGCCCGGAAACCATCCCACTTTTTATAAAGCAGCACCAATCCAGTAACCGCAGCAGCTATCCATCCTACAATTGGTATATTATAAATCGCAAAACGTATGGCAAACAGTGCAAATTTAACAGAGCCTAAAACACCCGTTAATCCACCTGCAGCTATAGATGCACCAATCATAGCCAATTTTAATCCACCAAATACGGCAACTCCAATAGCTATAGACTCCACAACCTCCATTATAGAATCGAAATTCTTATAGATATGATCTAATACTGGTATAATACTTCTAATTCCAGAGACAACCAACGGAATTAATCGATCCCCTAATCTGGCCATAAGGGTATTAAACTTATTTTTAAGTTCTGCACTAAGTACAGATAAGTCATTCTTAGCAGTAGAAAACGCTTTATCCAAATTAAAACTAGAATTATTAAAGGCTTCTAAAGTCTGTTTAAATCCACCGGCATCGGTTTTAAGTTTATTAAACATTTTTCTTAATCCTTCTGGCCCTCCAATTTTATTTATAATCGCATCAATTTGTTGGGGTGTTAAATCCTCAAACCTGGTTTGTACATCGGCGAGTATGTTTTCTAATCCTCGCATTTCTCCTTGAGCGGTATAGAGTGATATTCCAAGGGCTTTTAATCCTTTAATTGTACTGGCTTGTGTAATTCCTTCAAAAGCCGTTTTGGTTTCAGTGGCTGCCATTGATGCATTCCCGGACATCTTTGTAAATACGGCAAAGAGTTTATTAGCTGTATCCACAGATTGTCCAGCTGCAGCTGCGGATCCTGCAAACTCGGTTTGGATCTTGGCTAAGGCGGCATAAGTTGTAATCCCTGCAGCAACCGTTTTGGCATTGCTGGTTAAATACTGATCGATATCATTTACACCAAGTCCAAAGGCTTGCATGGCTTTGGTGGTGGCATTCACACTATCGTTAAGATTTGCACCCGTAGCAATAGTATATTTGGCAACCTTCTTAAAGACCATTTCTGCTTTTTCACCATATAATCCCGTGGCCGATTGTAAATCGTAAAACGCAATGGTACTGTCTTTAAGGTCTGTACCCATTTCAAAGGCAGCATCTCGTATTTTGGATTTATACGCTTGCAGAGATGCTCCAGACTTGTCAAAGTTCAGGTTTTGGATTTGCCTAAACTCCTTATTAAAAGCCTTAGCCTGCTGGGTGGCGGTGGCCATAACGACGCCTAGGGAGGTTATTCCGGCGATTATTAGGATAAATGGATTGCCTAGAAGATCAAACGCACGTCCTAGTGCGGGGAGTTCATTTCTAATCGAACCAAAGACCTCTTTAGCTTTGGCTTTTAAACTGTGCAAATCCCCCTTCATTCTTTGGGTGGTTTTGCGCAACTTTTGCCGGGCTTGAATAAGTTTATTACTAAATAGCTTTTTTTTAAGCTCAAGTAATAAGGTAAGTTTTGATTGTTTTGCCATAATGTTTATATTTGTGTTATAGTTAAGTGATTATAGTCCTGTAATACACTGACCACTGCAGATAAGGAAGCACGTCACAATACACCTTAAATGGTAGGATTATTTTTACCTCACGTTCCTTTAAAAGCTTAATGAATTTATTTCTTTAAGCTTTTTTTATGGATTAAAAGTCCGCTTCTTACGGTCTTTTCTTCACTTTCTTTCATCGGGTACCAGGTTTTAATCATGTTTAAATTGTTTCGAACAGTCACCGGAACCACTAAGACTTGATCTTTGTAGAACTTAATGTATTTCATTTGGGTATTCCCTTTGGTATAAGCCGATACATACACCTCATCAGGATCGGTTAATACGTCTTTGACATGTGGGTACATTTTATGTCTGTTTTCTTTTAGATACTTTCCTGAGGTATGTAGATTAAAATCTTTCTTTAGCAGCACCGACTTACGTTTTAAGTAATCGCTATAACCCATAAATGCTGAATTCTTGTGTTTTCCACTTTCTGTAAATAGCTCTTTTACGTTTTCTGCAGTAATGGTATTATCAAATTTTAAAGCGCCGTATTTCGATTTAAGATCTTTCCAAGGTTTAAGCCCGTAAGCACTTTCAAAGTTCATATCCTTTAAATCTTTAGGTAGTCCTTTTACGCCGTTGTAAAATTGCTCATCAGTAAAGACTTTGTTTAAATCCGCTCGGTTAATATCAAAGGCGCTATTCTTGAATTTATCGCCTAAAATTTGTCTGGCTTCCTTTCCTGATAATACACCATCTTTTGGGGTTCCAATAAATTGCAACCATTCACAACGGCAACCAAAATCAAGAGGAGGCAGTAGATTGGCCGCTTCTTTATCATTTAAAGAAAATATCTTCCCATCTAAGGCCTGGTGTGCACTTCTTACCTTAGCATCTCCAACTGTTTGAAATTCCACTAATGAAGTAACCGTATCCTTTTCATCAACAAACCGTTTGTAATTGGCTGAATTTTGCGCCGTTGAAACCACTAAATTGTGTTCGGTTCTTAGGTAGTTGTCATTAAATACGGTTGTAATTTCCTTGGCTTTTTGGGCAAAGGCTTCATAGGTTCTAATTTGATTTGTATCCTTATCCACCAGTAACTCATTGATGGATGCCAAACGGGCTTCTAGTTTACTCGAGGCAAATTCAAATACATTAAATTCTAAATAACTTAACGCCACCTGATCAGGATGATCATAAGCAATACCAGATTTACGCGTATTCCAACCATGGTGTAAGCCTTTTAATAACACAGAGACTTCCTCAGCTAGGATTTGCGCACGTTCGCTTAGAATGTCCTTTTTATCGAAAATCTTACGAATTAAACGCCCAGATAATTCCTGGAGCTTTACAGAAAATACAGAGGCGTGTATTTCCTGATCTTGTCTGCAGCAGCTATTTTCATAATCGGGCATATTTACAGCAGTAATACTAGCCATTAATCGGTTTGTTTTAGTTTGGACTTTTTTTTTACCAGTAATAGGAATACTAAAGGTTTTAGACAACCATTCAGGATCCACCTCGTTATCTTCCATGATTCCCTTTACAATTGTCCAGTATTTATCTAGTGGCAACCCATGGCCTTTATTCCATGTAAATCGCGCGCCTTCGCTCAGTTGTGTATATCCATGTATTCTAAGCAGTGGAATTAACTGGTCGTTTATTAAAAATCCAATAAACCGTTTGTCTTTAGTGGCTAACTTTTCATCTAAGTTACGCTCATGTACTTCCGATTGACTTCGACTAGAGCCGTCCGAGGTAAGCATAGTTCCCCCAACAAGCGCTTCCGATATTTCATTGTTATTACGTAAAATGAATTTATCGTAAACCATATAGGTATCCGTTTTACTGGCTTCCTTAAGATCCACTGTTGTTCCTCGAGGAAACACCCCTCGCGAGGCTTCACCGATCTGGCTAAGCATATAGTCAATTTTATCAATCTCATCCGCTCGCGTGGCATTGGTCGTTGCTGTAACCATGGGCATACCAAACCGCTCACAAAACTCAGCCCAGGATTGGGCAACATTACGTTTC